CTCCGTAGTTGGTTCCCAGTTCACGGTTGACGCCTTCCACAACGTGGCGAATGGCGTCGAGGTTTTGATTCGACATTGAAACAGCTCCTTTAGTTAAACCCACTATGGGGAATCCACAGGCCCCAACTGCGAACCTAAGCTTTCCTCATAGATTAGGGGGGTCGACTTAAATGACAGCATAACAGGAGGGCCGTAGCCCTCCCGCTATGTCGTCTTTAAGACGAAGGGGCGTTAGACGCCCGGCTCTTCTTCACCGTCGTTGGGGTCTTCGGCCGGCGGGTCTTCTTCACCGTCATCGCCACCGTCAACCGGCGGTTCCTCGTCACCACCGCCGTCGACCGGCGGCTCCGGGGGCGGGGGCAGGGGAGCGGCTTCGCGGGCCGGAACCACCAGCTGGCTGGTGCCGAACACGAACAGCGAATTGGGACGCGCCACCAGCGGGACGTCGTAGGACAGACCGTCGGCGTTTTCAGTGATCGGCAGATCTTCCAGGTCTTCTTCGGTCAGATCGCACTTCAGAATGCCGGCGATCTCTTCCAGGACATCGTAGACGCTTTCGGCGGCTTCGAAGGTCTCGTCCAGTGCCGGATTCGGGAACAGGGCGGTCAGGGTCGGCAGATGCAGACGGTTGTAATGCAGGGACAGGGTCTGGACCGGCTCCTCACCGTAGGTCACCAGGACCGACGAGTTGCGGGCGGTGGGCTGATCCAGGTTGATCACGCCCGGGGCGTACAGGGTCACGTCACCGAAGGTAACGTCCTCGATAGCCGGGATATCGGTAACGCTCATGGCGGTCAGTTGGGCCACCAGGAGATCGTAGAGCTGTTGGGTAACGGCTTCGTTCGACATTTTGCTTCTCTCGTATGGAAAGGTTTAGGGTGCTGAGATAACAATCTCAAGTTCCCCGAAAAAGCGCTGCGACGAATCAGCAGCGGTCAGGGTCTGTCTGGAAGGAAACCCAGAGCTCAGATCATAGGATACGTAAAGAATATCCTCGACCATCAATCCAGTATTCCAGCGGGCATTAATCAGTGGAACGAGTTCGTGCGAATTCGTCACCCCTGAAAAGATAGCGCTTTGCCCACGACCGATTTCACTGAGTGCAATGCGGTTGTAGTTCACAACCGTACTGAACGTGATGGGGTGCGGTCCACGATACGTAAGCCGCATTTTACTGTTGCGCAAAACAGGGTCGGCAATGGTAGTCACCGTGGGATCAACCAGAATCACCTCACTGACTTCCAGATCTGTCGCGTAGATGCTGGTGCCGTAGAGTCGATTGATATCCTCCAAGATGATTACATTCCGTGGGTCATAGTTGGCCATCTCAGCCTCCTTAATGTCACGTATCAAATAATAAGACCCCTACTCCCGCTTTTCTCAAGGCGGGAGTAGGGGCTTTGTTTGTTTACTTCTGAACGCTGACGTCGTAAGTCGCCGTCACAGCCGGGTAGTTACCGTAGCGGCGCTGAGCCTTCACGGTGACCTGGAAGTCGCCCAGCAGTGCACCTACTTCGTTTCGCTCCAGGGTGCTGCCCAGCAGTCGACGATAGAAGTCAGCATCCACGTAGGTGTGCAGCTGACCACAGTTGGTACCTTCGACGAACTCCACCTGGTAGCGAGTGTTGTTCACGGAGTCGGCCATGTACACCTTGCCTTCGTGACGCAACAGCTTGAAGCTAACGTAGGAGTTGGTCGCGAGGGACTTGATCTCGAAGCTGCAATCGTACAGCTGCTCCAGGCTGAAACGATCACCAGTACCCAGCAGGCCGAAGCCGACGTAGACGTACCACTTGTCGGCTTCGCCAACACGCGCAAAACGCTTACCAGCGCTATCGGCAGGCAGCGGGTCCACGTGAGGGTGCGCCGACAGGATGGAACTCATCACGGCAATTTCGCCGTTCTGTACCAGCGTCTGATTGATAGCGCGCTTGGGCATGTTGGCCAGGCGCAACGTCGGGACACGCACGGCGCCAGCATCGACGGCCATATTGCAGAGACGAGCCAGACCATCGGCGCGATGATCCACAGTCACTTCAGTGATCTTGTCTTCGGTGTTCTGACCGATCTCCTGGGTGGAGAAGGAGAAAGAGCCGACGAAACGCAGCGAGGTCGGCAGCGCCTTGACTAGGTAGGTGCCGTTACCGCGATCTTCAACGATCACGTCATCCGCATAGAGCGTGATGTCCATGTAAGCTGCCAGGTTGTTCGAAACTTCCTCCACCTGACCAGCGCCGGAACCGGAAGTCATCGGCGGGAACACCAGTTCCTTAGCGCCAAACAGGCGAGCCAGATCGAAGCGAGTGTAGTGGAACTCAACCATGGCGTCCGACTCACCCGGGGTCTGGGTGATGAAGGTCACTTCGACGTCGGTGTTGTAGTTCTCGTCCACGCTGGGGATCGGTGCACCCAGGATGACGTCGTCCCGGGTGTGGGCGGTGTCGTTTGCATTGTTGATCAGGGCCAGCAGGTATTCTTCGCCGGTCATGTTAAAGGTCAGTTCGGTCATGACAATGTTCCTTGAAGTATAAAAAATACAGGGTGTCGTTCGTCTTCGCTCGATTTACTCAGACGAAGGACGGGAATGAGGAAGACCCCCTCCTTTGGAGGAGGGGGGTTAAACAAATGGTGCTCTTACTTGCTACTGACTTAAAGGCTGGTGACGAGGAGGTAGGCAAGGACATAGACGTTGACCATCATGAACTCGCAAAGCAAGTGGATGGCCATTAAGTTTTTGTAGGTTGCTGCACGCTCGGCGCGGGCACAGGCCGCCAGTCCTATTACTTCAAGAACAAGGAAGTACAGCAGTCCGTCCAGTCCACCTGAGTGGACAATGATCAGAGTTACTGTACATTCAACCAGGCACTGAAGTGCCAGGTACTCTCTCCAGTTAACAGTAGTAGCACAACGGCTCTTACTGTAACCAAGATCGACTACATGGGACAACAGTGCGTGTTTGATTAAGAGCAAGCCCATCAGTACGAGTGCTGACATGGGCCTTCTCCCAAGGCGGGGACTAGAGTGTCCCACATACAATGGGATTTAACCCGGCAGATCGTTACCTGGGACGGTGGCAAACCAAGGCACTTCGTTACCGCTACCCGCAGTGCCGCCACCCGCCACACGGCGAGACGTGTCAGGACCATTGATGTCATCACGAACACCACCGGCTCGCTGGAACGGCAGGACAGTGTAGCGCAACTTGATGTCGGTATCGCGCGGCTTACGATGCTTACCACGCTGAATGGTGAGGAACGACTCACCGTTGACTACTTCCTTGTGGATAAAGATTTCCAGATCCACTTCCTGATCCACCGTACCGCAGCTATCGTAATAGCCCTTACCTTCCAGCTGCTTCACAAAGTCGGCAACGCCAGCACGCACCATCTTCTTAGCTTCCGTAGACAGCTGACCAGGAGTGATGAAAGTGATACCGCGCGGGGCCATAAAGTTTCGAACACGACGGAACAGGTCACGCGTGTCAGAACCGGTCGGACCGCCTTGCAGGCAGCCAGCCTTATTGCACATGTTCAAATAGTCGAAGACGATGGCGTGGATTTCGTAGCCTTGGGCTTCGAAATTGGTGACCATGTCGCAAATAGACTGGAAGGTCGTATTGGATGGATCACAGCGACCCATAATGACATGGTAGCCGTTTGCGGACATGCGCTCGTAGATATAGCGCTGTGCCTGCCGGATGTTCTCCAGACGCTCCTCAATCGGGATATTCGGATCCTTGAAGCGCGTCTCGTCTTCAAGCTCACCGGTCTCGTTCTCACGGAGCGAAATGTAAAGCTGCACGACGTTCATGTGCAGTTCGTTTTCGGCCGAGATATGCAGGATCAGAGGCTTCTTTGATTTGTCACGCATGTAGGGCGTGTTGTACAAGCACAGGTGCTTGAACATGTTCAGCGTGAAGCCCGTCTTGTAGTTGTGCTGCAGTGCGCCGATCAGCACGAATTCACCACGACGCAGACCACCATGGTCGCCGAGCATTCGGTTGATGGCCTGCCACCCCAACTTCATGATGCCTTCCAGCGAAGTTTCAGCGCCCGCCTTCTCAAACATACGGCAGACGTTATCGCTGTCGGACAAGTCCACCATGTCGATCATGCCGCCGATTTTGAATTCTTCCGAATCGGCAGTTTTAAACTTCTCCAGCTTCTCGTTGAGTTCGCTGATGATCGTACCCCAGTTAACTTGGTCCGGTCGGAAGTTAGACTGGGTGTAATACTGCTTCAGAACTTCAGCAATGTTTGTCTGATTGATATGATCTCTCAGCTCCACACGGATCTGAACGCACTGCTTTTTGAGTTTGAGGATATTTTCATCAGTATCAGCTTCCTCGCGGATACCTTCCTCAAATGCAAAATACAGAGATTCCTCATCTGCGGTATTGATCCGAATGCGCTGAAGTACAGCGCCGCGATCAATGGTATCGCCTGCCGGGTAATCGAGCATCCAGTTGAGGGTTGACCGCAGCGAGAGCAGCATTTCGCGCGAGCGATCCATCTCACTTGAACTTTCCGGGAACTTGATCGTCGCCAGAAGATCTTTAATGAGGTTAGAGGATGTGAGGCTAGGTTCCTTCAGCTGACTGTCCTTGTAGACCAAGGTAGCTGCCCGGATCAAGAGCAATTTCGAGTCCATTAAAACACATCCGATTCTTTCGAGAGGTTTACTTATGAATGTCGTCTATATCCCTCAGAGTCTCTACGGCGCAATTCGCCGGAGTCTTCTGAGTACTAACGACTTGAAGGATCTCAACCGGTTGTTGAGTACACTATCCGCCGAGGACGTAGGTTTTTACTTGCACGCCAATAGCGCCTCGGCCGGGATCATTCCAAAAGAAGTTTTGGAATTTGCACCCAATCTTGTAGAGGACATCGCGTTCCCTCCACAGTTGGAAAAACGCATCAAGGGCTTGGTAGGAAACTTCAAGCATTCTGAAAAGAAGCGTGATATTTATGAGGAAGGTTCTCTCCTCATTTCTGACTGTACATATGAGGACCTGATCGTGCTCACGCACGTCATGCCCGACAGCGACACCGAACTCACCGACGCACAGAAGAACAAGATTTTCTTCGATCGTCTGGTTGAGCAACTTTTCACTGTCAAGAATACCAATACTGTGATGTCTAGCAGCGTAATGCGCGGCTGGATTGAATCAGCGAAAACGGCGTAACACCATTCCCCAGTTACGTTTGTGAAAAAGCCGTTTGTAAGATGACTAATGGTTGTGGTAGCAATCTACCCGGATGTCCACTAATACGAAACTGCACAAATCCATTAAGAAAGTGCATTGTATCGTATGGGCCTCCACGTTAGAGTGGAAGTAAAAGCTTTGGAGCGTACCCTGATGGGGCGCTGGCTTTGAACCCGTCATCATGCAAGCGGTGGGGAATAAGGCTACTACTGCTGCCCATCATCAACACCTTCCAAGGAAATACGCAAAATGGCTCTCAAGCTGAAAGGCGCGAAGAACGCGCCGCTGACCAACCTGGCCCACAACATCGCTACCACCATTCGCACCCAGGGCGCCAACCTGGTCTCGCCGAATTCTGTCGGTCTGCTGATCTCGAACGAGTCG